CCTGCGGTGGTATGCGGAGAGCGTTCTGTTCAGTCCGCTCTCCGCATGAGTTTGTTCCACTGCTCATGTGTTTGTTCATACACCCAGTCTTCTCGTATCGGGCTGGGTGTCTTCTCGTATCGGGCTGGGTGTCTTCTTCATCACTGACATCAAGCACTGGTCACAGATGCCTGGTCACAGTCACCTGGTACGGGATAGGGGGTCTAAATTATGAGCCGCTTTTTCCTTTTGCTGACCGCTGCCAAATAGAACTTCTGTGCTGGCAATGCTTTTGCACAGAAATCAGAAAGTCCAAGATCAAGGAATCCAACAATGAGAGCAATAAGCGCCGCTGAAAAGCAGGCAATGGGCACCTATCGCCCAGACCGCGCCAGAAAGACACCACGGTTCAGGGCAGGGCAGGACATCGCCGCCCATCCACCAGCATTCATACGGAAAAACAAACTGGCTCTTAAGGAGTGGCGAGCAGTCGCCGCGATCCTTGAGGCAGAAGGCGTACTGAAGGCACCAGATGTTGCCCAGCTGGCTTCCTACTGCACCTTGTACAGTCGCTGGCGCGATGCTGCCCAACATGTCGAAGACGAAGGGCAGGTTGTGACAATCACCAGCACCACCCGCACCGGACGCACTGACAAACCTGTACAGAATCCCTGGGTGCGCTGTGAGCAGACATATGCTGCCGCGATGATGAAGGCCGCAGTTAAGTTTGGCCTCAATCCACTTGACCGGCCCCGCGTGGAAGTCTCCCCCTTTGAAGCTGACCAGGCGGCAGCAGATGCCGATGCAGCAGCCGATGCAGAGTTCGACGCCCAACTAATCGACACACCACGGAAGGAAACGAGATGAGCAAGAGCAAACACGAGTTACGAGTTCAGGTTGCCCCGCAGAAATTTGAGATCAGGAAGAACCCAGATGGCAGCCGGTCAATCAGTGGCTACGCTGCCACGTTCAACGACCTCTCCCAAGACCTGGGCGGCTTCAGGGAAAAGTTACAGGCGGGCGCATTCAAGCAGTCGCTGAAGGATCAGCCCGACGTGCTGTGTCTGTATGCACACGATCCCAGCTTGATCCTGGGCAGAGTGGCCTCTGGCACCTTGCAGATTGCAGAGGATGACAAGGGGCTTCGCTTCACTTGCAAGCTTCCCGACACCAGCACCGCCCGCGACCTAATCGCACTGATGGAGCGTGGCGACATCGCGAGCATGAGCTTTGGCTTCTCTGCGGTCTCCGATGATTGGGCACAGATGCCTGATGGCAGAGTGGTTCGCACACTGCTGCAAGTCGTGCTCTACGAGATTTCCGTGGTGCCCCAGCCCGCATACCTTTCGACCTCTGTCGATCTGCGGTCTATGCCCGCCGAGTTTCGTAAACAGATAAACCCTGTGGCAGAAGACGAGGACGAAGAAGAAGACGGCGACACAGACGATCCTGAGGATGATGACGAGGACGAGGAGCAGCGGTGCGATTGCGACTGTGCCGCGTGCCGCGCTGGCGACTGTGACAAGTGCAGCAATCCCGACTGTGATGACCTGGATTGCTTGCAGGGCGACTGCCCGCAACAGGATGACATCCGCGCCGACCACTTGAGACTAGGTTTGCACTTCGAGAGCAGGCGTCGGCACCTCTGCCGGTAACACCCCGAGATTGAACTAAAACAATTCGACTGGTTGAGGAGAACCTGCCCCAACCAATCAACAAGGCCGCATACCTCATGACGAGGGCTGCGGCCTTTTGCTTTCTACGCGCAGGGAAAAATTGCCCCGCCATCAATGCCATCAACAGGCCGCGCCCTCCGGGGTTTGCGGCCTTTCTTTTACCCGGATTTATCCAGAAAGCAATTAATCGTGACTTTGAAAGAGACCCGCACCAAGATCACTAAGCTTCTGTTCGAGCAGCGCACCCTGGCCCTTGCTGGCTTCACCACTGAAAGCCGCGCCAAGTTCGACACCATGCAGGCGGACATTGACGGCCTCGAAGCTGATGCCCAGCGCCTGGAAGCAGTCGAAAGCCGTTCTTCGGTCTATGACAGCTTCGAGCGTTCGCCCCGCCCTGGCATTGGTGGCCAGACAAGCGGCGACGAGACCCGCTCGAAGATCAATAAGGCCTTCCGCGCTTACGCCCTGCGCGGCTGGGCAGGCATGGCACAGGAACAGCGCGACCTGCTGACGACTTCGGACGCCAGCGGCGGTGCACTGATTCCGCAGTTGTTCGACGGTGTCTTGCAGGAAGCCAAGAAGTTCTACGGCCCTGTGGCCCTGCGCGTTCGCCAGAAGATCACGGAGAACAACGGCGCACCGATCAAGATCAGCATCACGAACGACACTGCGAACGGCATGGTGTTGCTGGCGACTGAGGGCACCAGCGGCCCGGTGGAAACCGATCCCCAGTTCCAGTCTCGTCTGTTGGGCGTGGATACCGTGAGCGCCGGTCTGGTCAAGGTGAGCTTCAACGAGTTGGAGGATTCCAGTTTCGACCTGGATGCCTTCATCCGTGGTGCGTTCGGCGTGCGCTACGGTCGCGGCCTGGAGAAGATCGTGACCACCGGAACCGACTCGGCTGGCACGGAGTTGCCGAACGCTGCTGTGGGTGGTCTGCTGGGCACCGCTGCGGTGGGCACCACGACTGCCACTCTCGCCGGTGGCATCGGATGGACGGACATCGTTAACGCCTTCGGTGCGTTGGATGCCGCCTACCTGAACCCCGGCACCGCGTGGATGTTCAACACCGGCACCCGCAGCACCCTGCTAGGCATGAAGGATGGCTTCGGTCGTCCGTTCTGGACTCCCGATCCTTCTGGTGACGGCCCGTTTTCCAAGCTGCTCGGCTACGACGTGGTTCTTAACCAGGCCATGCCGAATGCCGGTGTTGCGAACGCTACTCCCATCGCGTTTGGCGATTTGCAGTCGGCTTATGTCCTCCGCACTGACGGCCAGCCCACGGTGCTCCGCTTGCAGGAACGCTTCGCCGACACGTTGGAGCAGGGCTTCCTGCTCTTCACTCGCGTCGGTGGTGCGAGCCTGATTGCAACCGGTGCGCCCAACGCGCTGGTTACGCTGAAGCTCGCAGCCAACTAAACCACAACCTACCGCACACACAGGGCAGGACTCCTTCGGGGGTTCTGCCCTTCTGTGTCTCTGCACGAAAGGAAAAATGATATGAACACGACATCTGAACTCGCTCTTGAACGTACTCCCCTCAATATCCGTCTCAACCACAATCTTGGGTTTCTACCCGCTGGCCGCGTGATCATGCTTCCGAAGCACATGGCCCTGGCACTCGTTCGCCGTCGTCTGGCAACCGCCGTTGGTGACGCAATGGTCATGCCTGACATTGTGGTCAGCGAAGATGATCTTCCCTGTGCAGAGATTGATCTTGATCCCGCCTGGATTGCAGCCGGTCGCGCCCGTGCGATGGAGGTGCGCTAGATGGCAGAGGCTCGCCTTCTATACGACCGCAAAGAAGCAGCACGGCAACTCAGCATTAGCGTCCGCACTCTTGATTACATTGTCGCCAGCAAGCAACTGGCAACCCGCCGCATTGGCAAGAAGGTCTTGATTCCGCATGGTGAGCTAGTGCGCTATGCCAGGGCAGACCACTGCGAGCCTGTGATGACCGTCGCTGCCCCGGTTGCCCCGGCTGTCGCTGCCTAATATCGAGGAAAATACAGGAGACCCAGCCCCAGTCCAGTGCGCTATAGTGTCTGTTTGAATCTTCGGCAACGCCAACTCCACTATCTGCAATAGAGGCAGATGTGAGCACCTGGCATATCGCCGTGAATGATGGAAGTGGAACAATAATTACACTGTCAGCTCCACTCGCCGGTGAGTTCCGAATCAGCCGAGAGATGCCATAGGAGGGCCTTGTTGCTTGACCATCGGAGGTGGTAATCTGACCAAATCGTCGGAGCGCATGCGGTCTGGCCGTAAAGTATTGTTGATTCTGTGGGTTACAGCATTGTCACTCCATGAGAAGTGAGCCGAGATAGTCACTCGACGCCTTCACATTGTTGCTATACCTTGTTGCAAAACACACGATGTTTCACTCCTGTGGTTCGGGAAGACAGGACAGGGATGAAATACGCCTACGAAGACCTTTCAGATGGGCAGTTTGAAACGCTTGTTGTGCTTTTGTGCCAGCAGTTGCTCGGAGTATCCGTGCAGGGTTTTGCTACCGGGCCAGATGGCGGGCGCGATGGCAAGTTTGTGGGGACTGCAGATTTGTTTCCGAGCAAAGCAGCGCCGTGGACCGGAACCACGATCATCCAAGCAAAGCATACTAACGGCTTCAATCGCGATTTCTCAGAGTCCGATTTCTACAGCGCAAAAGGAAAATGTACTGTACTGGCCAAGGAAGTACCACGGATCAAGAAACTGCGTGACAACAAGAACCTTGACCACTACATGCTCTTCTCCAACCGGAGATTGGCTGGCAATGTCGAAAGCGAGATTCGGAAATACTTGGCGAAGGGGAGCGGGCTTGCTGAGGAGTCAGTATTTCTGTGTGGAGTTGAACAGCTTGAACTGTGGCTGAAAACTTTTTCAGATGTGCCGAAGCGCGCAAGTCTGGACCCGATTGACTCGCCCCTGATCGTTAGCTCTGACGACCTCGCCGAGATCATTCAGGCATTGGCGCGGCAGAAGGATGGAGTATCTGCACTGCTTGATAAGCCACCCGTAGCACGAGTGGGCTACCCGGAGAAGAACAAGATAAACAACATGAGCGCGGATTACGCGAACCAACTGATAAAAAAGTACCTAAAAGATACTGCACAGATTCAGGCGTTCTTGGCGGCACCTGAAAACATCGAACTCCAGAGAATGTATGTATCGGTAGTTGATGAGTTCCAGTTGAAGATTATTGCAAAGCGCAAGGACTATCAGACGTTTGATGACGTGATGAATTACTTATTGGACTTGTTGTTTGGACGTGATCCTATTCTTCGTCAGCATGGAAAC